ATGGCACTTGCGCAATTACAGCAGGGGCTTAAATTAATGAATTTTGAAATGAACTATCAAGGTGATTTATTTAATAGCATGGGGCTAGGTTCTTATAATCCTGTATCTATGCGTGTGAGTGTATCTAAAACTAATGATGAAAACAGAATAGGGGATAACAAACTATCCCAACTAAATGATTTTGATTGCACCACTTTATTTCATGAGTATATACATCACTTGCAGAATGTATCAACGATTACAGGTCTGCAACATCATGACCTACAGATATCAATGTGGCATAATGCGCGATGTTACATTTTTGATAAACTCCATAGAAAAAATGATGCTCCAGTCAGCAAAAAACTTGCTCTTGATGCTATGCATAAGACTTTTGAATATAGAAATTCAAATAAGAATATCTTAAATTCAAAAGATACATTGATTTTAAAGAAAATTGAAAATTTACCGTTATTGATTTCCGCTATGAGTGGTACAAATGGCACTGTTGATTTCAATCCAGTAAAACTATCTTTCATTCAAGGGGGGAATATTGTAAGTGTTAATTTTGGAATATTTGAATTTCAAGAGAGTGCTGAAAACTATTTAGAAGGGGTTTTCTGTGAAAAAATCCTACAACCGCCAGATAGATTCCTTGTGGATAATGTTCCCTATAAAATTATACATGCACTAAAATTACATTATACTCCTAATAGTGATAACGAAGCGTTGCTTCCAATAATTTTAACTGCATTACAATCTACAGTACCACATAAAATGTTTATTTACTTACTTCACTCCCTAATAGCAAGAGAAAAGAGTAAGTGTACATGCAAAGAAATTTGTTACTGTGATAAAAAACTGGATGTCAGAGAAGAGTGTGAAGAGTACACAAGAAAATTGATCTCTTTACAGGATGCGTGGGTTGAAAAAGTTAGAAATCAGATCTTCGATGGTTTTCCTAAAGAAGATGTGAATTTCGGCGATATCTTAAAAAAGATAACAAACTCTATTATATCAAAAATAGAGAAGCGGAAGAGCAATCCATTTATTGAAATAGATTTTCTGAAAAAAATAAATCATTTAAACTTCAGGGGTGAGTTTTATCATTTTATTTCAGAGAATGACGGGTGTGGTTATTATCTAACAGATTCATTTTCCGGAAATAATACTTTTCTTGAACCAAATATAGTTGGTGAGAAAGTGGTATTTAACTATAATAATATAGGTTGGCTAACATTTGAAGCGGCTTTTCATTACACAAAACTGCATTATTTCTATGGTTCTAATAATAACATCGAACTTAAGACACCAACTACTATCGGTAAATGTCCACTAGAGTGCTATTGTGATCATAAAAATAGACTTCCACATAATTGTACTCCGCAAGAAACATCATCCTTGATAGAGAATGAAAATTGCGCATATCAATTAGCTATTATTAAAACTCAATTGTGTTATTAAAAAACTAGTATTAGCTTAGCTTCTAACTCAGTAAACCACTACACTTTGGAGGAATGATATTTCAATGGATGATTTTGAACTACAGCGAGTATTTCATCAAATTACTGCTACATCTTCTCCACTTGAAGTACTTAACATATATGAACGGCATTTCGATTTGTTGAAGGGCTGGCGAATCATCTACGCCGCTAACGATGATCATGGTCCATTTAAACTACAGAACAGGGTAGTAGATAGTTCAACGGGAATCTGCTCCATTTTTAGGGGGCAATCCTTATGGGTTATTGATGCGAACATGGTAGGAACCGAAGGAGTGGTTCCTTATCTTGCAGGAACAGGAACATATTTCGACTCAAACGCGGCCTCATTTATTTATTCATTAGGATATAAAGAGAAATTTGGTCCAGAGCTAAGAAAACAACTGGGGCGAATACAGTCTTTAGGGATAGATTACCGAAACATCAATCCTTATTTATATCTTTTTGAAAATAGAAAACATTTTGACAACAAGCCTGAAAATATCGAATATGGCAGAAAAACCTTTGCTGTCATGACTGCGTTATCAAAAATTGAGGGCCCACTGGATGAATCCTGGCGGGAGATGTACAAAAAATATTTCCTTGAGCAATGCGAGGAAAGCACCGCTCCGTTATTTAGAAATTTCCTTTCCTGGCATCAGAATGGGGAGTTTAATTTACTTGATCACCAATTTGCTTTGACTGAATTATTACTACTAGAAACCAACATACTGGATATCACTACGAAAGATAAAAATGAACATAAGCTTGAAGTGCTTATACAGTTTATGGATGAAAAATTGCAAGTGATGATGCTACGAGAGATTGCTGTTTGTGTGGACATTCTTTTTAATGGGAGCAGTAATCAATTAGCAAAAAAACTTCGAAAAATCAACCATCATCACCCCGACTCTCTTGGTATTATTCATGGTTGCGCCTGGGATTTGTTCATGTTTCGTGTTATGGATTTGTTCAGTAATACAAGCAATGAATTTGGTGTCGACTTCTATATATCAAATCTCGTTTCTTGCGATAAGGATGTTTTGGACGTAGCAGAACTCACCAAACTAAAAGCAATCGCGTTACATAATGACTCACACGAACATGTTATTTTCCAGGATAATAGCCCTGAGGGAATACTCGTCTCTATCCTGGGGGAAGATAAACGTGAATTTCTGCTAAATTTATTCAACTATGACTCACGTCAAAAACGCATTGGCTGGACACAGAAAAAAAACAACAAAGAGATCTATGCTGAAAAGAATCAAATTATTCAGGCACTTTTAATAGAAAAACGGGAGGAAGTGGCATCATTAATTCGTCAGTGACCATATCGATAAACTAGACGACCATTATCTAAGTATTGATAAAAGTCGACCATCTCATGAATAGCGATTACAGGGTCATGTCCGGAGCAATAAAAGCTATAGCAGAATGTAGCTTTATGCTTTATATACCAGAACTCCTAAAAAACTTAATCGCTTGGAGAGAAGTTGATTGAGTTGAAAGCGAGCGATACTCCAGATGGTCAACTAGATACCTAAGCGGATAAAGTGCTGGCAAACAGGTTGTTACGTCCATCAGAATCCAGTTCCTTCGACCATTTGAACTTACAATCTGGGTAAGTGAGTACATAGAAACACCCAACAATCAGCATGAGGTGAAGTAAATGTACTATAGACCTAATGCAATAAAAGGGGAGGAACTCAAAATTCACAACATGCTGATATCTATGGCAACACCAGAGAACCATGAAGTAAAAGACTCATGGAAGCTATTTAACTTATGTTGAGTGAGAGCTCTGTTCATTAGAAATGGATTGTGTATATCATTGCTTTAAATGATGTTTTTCTCGGGATGGCCTAAATGACTTCATGAACTAACAGGGTATTCATTTCCTATGAGCAAGTTCTGGCAGCATACGCTTGTTCAGTGCATGGAACATTAGCTATGTTCGCCGTAGAATCACACACACCATGTTTAGGGGTTTTCTGATTGCCTTCTTGAAAAACTGTTTAATTTCTGTAACATCTAGATGCACTAAGACTTATTCGGAATAACTAATTCTGAGAGCGGTAGCGTTGTCACTGCTGACTAGTTTTCCCGTTGAGTTTAAGCTCAACCCTGGTAGCAACCATTTCTAAAAAATGAAATTTTTATTGCATCCAAGTTATAACAATATTCTATGCAAACGGTGATAGGGCAATAAAACGCGACTAAAATTATTAATAAACCAATCTAATAACACACAAAGAATCAAGCGAAATAGTATTGGTGAGGGGGGGCTTCAAAATAAATTTAATCACCTTGGCGCTTCAGGTGTGAACGTTAAGGAATGAGTAAATAAAATTAGAATCATGTGATACGGAAAGCCATATGTTTAATAAAAAATACGCTATTCCTAATGAATATTATTAATATAAAATGAGCTTATCTTCTCTCAACTGGTATCATCAATAATTTTGATTATTCTATTGAAATTTTGAATAAAATTAAATTCTTGGTCAGTGGGAGTTAAAGCCGAAACCGAGGGATAAAACGGAGTTAAGCAATGACGGATCAAAATAACTACCTGGCGTCGCTCGAGACCTGTAGACGGATCGCCAAAGAAGAGTACACGACTGTTCAGCGCCACTTCGAACAATGCGGTGCCATTATCGATGGGTTGAGTAAAGAATTGCAACGCGTGATTGAACATGGTAGCCGAACGCTCTCCAAAGATAAGATGGTTGTTGATGGTCTTACCGACATGCTGCATAACCTTGAGAGGGATTATGGAAAGCTACTCTCGAAACGAAACGCCAATCTTGCAAAGCAGCTAAGAAGTCTTGATTGCTTTAACGTCATGCTTTTTGGTCGCACAATGGCGGGTAAAAGTACGGTTCGCGAGGCGATTACCCGAGGAGATGGTCGGACCATTGGTAAAGGAGCACAAAGAACAACACGCGACGTTCAAGAGTACGAATGGAACAACTTAAGGATAGTCGACACCCCTGGCTTCGGAGCCTATAACGGCCAGGAGGACACGCAGGTTGCCCACGAGATCCTTGAGCAGTCAGACGTCGTGCTGTTCATGCTGAATAGCGACAGTATTCAGGAATCAACTTTTGTTGAGCTCGAACATGTTCATAAGCTCAACAAACCCTTGATCTTCGTGTTGAACATGAAAAAAGATCTGGAGAATGAGGGAAATCGGCGACGGGCGCTGAATAATCCGGAAAAATATATTTTCAAAGAAGAAGATATTCAAGGGCACACTGAGCGCTTAAAAAACCTCGCTGGCCGTGTAGGCATCAATCCCGGCGCGGTTCGAATCATCCCCATTCATGCCCAAGCTGCCTTCCTGGCAACGACTATCACGGGTGAAGAAGGTACTCAATTGCATGAGCTGAGCCGAATCGATCACATTCTTAATGCGCTCATTGAAGAAGTCGAAGGCAATGGCCCGATCCGTAGAGTCCAGACGTTTCTAGATTCAAGCCTTCACCATATTGAGGAGCAGAGTTTACTGATTCTAAGACAAAGGGATCAACTTTCCATGCTTTTGCCACAGTATGAAAGCGGTCTCACACGTATTTCCCAATGGAAGATGAAGACGCTTCGCGATGCACCACGGTTCCTCTCAAGGGAAGTCGATCTGGCTTTTAAACCTCTCATTGACTCTGTGGCTGATTTTGTTGATGACAATATTGAGAGTGACAATGCGGCAGGCGCCTGGGATCGTCATTATAAAAGTTTAAATATTGTTAAAAATATTGAGAAATCGGTGCAGGATTTGGCTGAGCAGGTGATGGAGGAACTTCAAGATTTCAATCGTGAAATGAATGAGGGACTTGATATTACTCTGTCTTTTGAAGTTATCCACAATGGGAAGAACTTCAGCGAGTTCGACTTCAGGCGAATAAATGGCTGGGGTTCGGCGATAGCAGGGGCTATAAGTGCTATTGCATTCTTTAATGCCTGGAATCCTGTCGGTTGGGTGGCGGCTGGTATTGGTTTAGTATTCACCATATTCTCGTTATTCTCAGATAGTCGTGCTAAAAAACTTAAAGAGGCTAAGTCTAAACAGCGTCAGGTTTTGCTTGATGATATCGAGGGAAGCAAGAAAAAAATAAAGGCTAATCTAGTCGATTGGTTCGAAATGAATATCCATCGGGCCTGCATTATCCCGGCGGAAAATAACCTGTCTATTCTTTGTCAAGCACTGAGTAAGTTTATAAGTGAAATGGATGTTGCCGACAGTCAACTCTGTACCTTGAAGCACGAGATTAACTTTAGGCTACTGAACAGAGTCGCTCATATCATCACTAAGCAACATTTTGTCCTGCCGAGGCCGATCAAGGTGGTGCGCATTCCTGGCTATGCATGTTATTTTCTTATTTCAGATTATTTCCGAAACACTGACCTTCTTATAGCTATGAGTAAATCCATGAGAGAAAAAATACTGGCAGTGTATAACACAAGCCTAGATAAAAAAATATCACATCTTTATAAAGGGCTCGTAGATAGGGTCGAACTGACCGGAGATAATAATGTTTCCGTATTCGTTCAGAAAAAAAATCTAAGTAAAACTATTGGGAAAGACCACCGCCGCATAAAAATGGTGGCTGCGCTTTGTTCCTGTCAAATAAATCTCATTACTGTTTAAGGAAAAGTCATGACCGAAATTGGTTACAACACACTCAAAGAAAAGGTCGAAAGCCTTAACCAACGTTCTCATGAACTATTGAGCGCCGGCAACGTCAACGCATCGGAAGCAAATTTCGATATTGATTTAGAGCCTTTAAATATTGTTTTTGCCGGACAGTATAGTGCTGGTAAGTCCTCTCTCATTAAGATGCTGACGGGTATTGAGAATATCAAAATTGGGTCAGGTGTTACGACAGATTCGGTTACTCAATATCAGCATAAATCGTTAAACATCTGGGATACGCCTGGGATTCTTGCTGGTGAATGCGAACAACATGATGCCAAAGCGCTTGAAGCTATATCGAAAGCAGATCTTCTGGTCTATGTTATTACCAATGAACTTTTTGATGATGTTGTGGGAGCGGCCTTCCGGGACCTGTGCTTTAAGCAAGGACGTGCCGGGGAGATAATGATCGTCATCAATAAATTTGAAAGCGACTCGGCCGATAAAGAGACTAAGATTTCGGGTATCACGCAGGTGCTTGAGCCCAAAATTCCTGAAGATTTTCCCATTGTCTTCACTGACGCACAGTCATTCTTCGACGCATTGGATGAGGACGATGAGCAAGAGCGTCAAGAGCTGTTGGCGCTTTCTAACGTCGAAGGACTCACCAAAGCCATTGATAGTTTTGTGGCGCAACGTGGTTTGTACGCAAGGCTGACAACGCCTCTCCAGCAGCTTCAGATCAGGCTGGAATCAAAAATAGATGAGCTGACCATTTCTGACCCGTTGCAAAAAGGCCTGGTGACTTTGCTCACTCAAAACAAGCGCATATTTCTGGCTAACAGGCGAGACCTGATTAAAAAAATCGGAGTGCATATGGACTCGCTGAATAGTCAGATTGTTGAGAATGGCAACCAACTGGCCGATGCTTTGGGAGGAGAGCAAGAAGCATTTGAAAAGATGCAGGACAGCGCGATTTACGAATGTGAGCGAATGATCAATACGATTCTGGATGCGCTGCGTGGCACCGTAGACGAGTGTCTATCGGATCTGGAGTCTGAGTTAGTCGAATTGGCTAATACCCCTGCTAGCGAGAAGATCAACGAAGCGCTGTTAGCTGCAAAGAATTTCAATCCCGAAGCCGAGCAAGGGAAAGTCGGCAGCGTGTCAACGGATGATCCCTTCAAGCTTAATAGTGGACTTAATCAGGGTATGGTGAAGTCCGCAGAGAAAGGGTTTTCCTTCCTGGCGAAAAGCGCTATAGGTGATGCCTCTAAAACGGGCCTGAAATCCATTTCCGGTAGCAGCCTACACAATGCAGTTAAAGAGATTGGAGGCTTCTTTGGCTACAAGTTCAAGGCCTGGGAGGCACTTAAAATAGCGGACAAAATAGGGAAGGGCGCAAAATTTCTGGGGCCCGCCATGGCGATTTTTGGGGTGGGTATGCAGATTTATGATGACTATCAGCAGGCTGAGCATGCAAAAAAGATCCTTCAAATTAAGCGGGACATTCGCAAAAACTTTAAAGAGTACAGCGAAGCCGTGCGTGAGAGCATGGATATTCAGCTCAAGGAGGTGCTTGAAATGGGCTTTGATCTGCCTATAACGAATATCGATGAGGCTTTGCATGAAATACGCTCTCAAGTTGAGGGTAAATCCGATAGTGCTAATGCGCTGCGGGCTCAACTGGATGAAGTCAAAAATTTACGCGAAGAGATTCAAGGTTCCTTTTGATACTTCAGGACGTAATTATTTTGTGGTTAGTGTACATTGCTAAATAGGTATTCCAAAATCATGCAATCTTGCCAGCCTGTTTTATCAATCAAGGAATGGGCTGGCCCCATCTTTCTTTGCTGATACCGATCGCATATATAATTGCTACTAAACTGTGGTTTTACCGGAAATGGAATGATACTCAGGAGGGATGAAAATGAGTATTTTCTGACAGCCTAATCAGGGCTAATTATTCTGAGGGCGGTAGCGTTGTCAAGGTTGACTGGTCTTGATGTTGATAGTTAATCTAATTGATCTGTTGTATAAAAGAGAGCGAAATTCTTCTTTTTGTATCGATAACCGACTCATTAACTGTGTGGCAAGCTGTGTGAGTTCTTTAGGCGAGCCATCCATATGCCTCGATGAGATATACGTGTTAATCAGATATCTGATAAATCGAATAACCGCATGCACATGCCTGATGTTTGTACGACGCTGAGGCGTGGTCTGTGTAGACCCGATGGTTAACACTGGTGCACATGAACACCCATTTTCCAGATAATGAAAAAAGGCCGTAAGTTCTTCAATAGCGATCTGCAAGAAGAAGATGGAGTACAGGGTAAGTGTATGATTGCGGATGGTTATGAACTAAACTGATGGCGGACTTAATTTAACATAATATAGCTTACGTGCCGACCTAGCAGAATACCCGCAAAATTTGCAGGTATAAGGCTATGGCGATTGTAAGAATTGAATTTAACGGTCACGCTTCATCTCAGAAACTCATTGATTTGCTGGTGGTAATATGCTGCCAGCGTGATGACGCGTATGATTGCGCGTTTCTTTCAGGTGGCGAAATCTCCTGCATTTCCCCTCGAAATCGCCTGCATGACCTGCCAGAAAACATCATAAAAATCCTTTCCTCAATCTCGCGGCGTGGCTTTGCATTCCATGTATCAGGCCGGGAGGACACCAACGGCATATTCATCGCCAGACAATTAAATACGTTAAAAAAGAATATTCAGGGGGTAGGTCATGCGTGATTTCTCCCTTGTTTTTTGCCATGCGTGGGAATTGGCACGGAAGGGGGCGGAGACGTTCGGCGGCTCTGCACGTGATTATTTTCGCGAGTCTCTCTTACTTGCTTACAACCAACTAAAGCGCAATGTAACCGCAAAAGACCTCGTAAAAATTATGATTGGTCGCCATTTGTCGATGAGCCAAATCCGCGAAGAGGTAAACGCCAGATACAAGCGGCAAACAGCTAAGAATATTGCCCGCCGAATCTGGAACATGTTTAGGTCTCCATATGTGGAAATCGAGAAGGTCAAATGTGAGGCGACAGGGAAGTACCTTTACCACCTGAAACGCGCACAGAAAAATTTCTTTGTGAGTGGGGCGATAACCCGCGCTCTGAAATCAGCAAGACCGGAAAAGAAAAAGGCTATTAAGCCTCGTCCAGCTATGACGCGAGAAGAAATTAACGCATGTCGGCTTGCGAATGCTTTTCATAATGCCATGAGTACAGGTGTTTATGTTGCACCTCAATTACTTGAGAATTGATAATGAAAAATAAACAAAAAATTATTCAGTTTCGCGCCGATGAGGATGTGTACCATCGCGCACAAGAGCGCATTACTAGTGAAGCTGTCTTGTTTCCTGACGTAATGAGAGCCGCGCTAAAGGCCATTGCAGAAGGTGATGTAGCACCATTTGCAGATATCATCAATGAGGCTGGATTGGTTGGCGAGGACACTAATCAGGCGTGGTTGTACCATAAATGCCATGAATTATTTGAGTATTGCGACGGAAAATTACTGCGAAAATCCCGTAAAGGAATGGGTGAGCAAGGTACTCCGGCTTATGTGCGCATCAGGGATGGAGAAGAACACGTATTGATTCAGGGAAATCACTACCCGCTGAAAGATATTGTCTGGTTGATGGCTAACGGCTCAATTTCTGGCGAAGTTATTTATAAAAACCCTCACCGTATCGCTAACAAACATGCGATAGAAAACCTCGTTATTAACCCTGTGGAAACAAGAGGGGTAACAATAACAAAATATTTAACAAGTTCGGAAAAGAGTGATATTTGCAGGGGAAGCCAGAGGGCAATAGCGATTGATACTGGTAGCGATATTAACGCAGCAGGAGCAATTGAGAGGCTAATTAGCAGGGGGCAAACAATACCGTTACTTTTCCGTGGTGATAATGGTTGGCTAGCGTCCAGAACAGCTATCCATGCATTCAAATTAAGTGAAAACCATTACGTGGTAAGTATTTCTTAGGGGGCTTTATGTCAAATGAAACAGTTAAAAAGGTCATGGCAGAAAAGCGCCGAATGACCATAGGACAATTAACAGACCTGCTTGTTAGCGGTGCTTTACGCCGTGAGTTAGGCATGGATAAGACTGAATTTGCCGGACTTGTCAGCGTCATGCGCTCAACAATTCGCAGAATTGAAGGGCTTGAGGCTACACCGCGTATTGCGCTGATATTTAACACGGCTGCTGCCCTGCGCATTGGTATCGATTTCCCGATTATTGACGAAAGGGCGAAGAGGTAATAATGCGGCGCTATATCATCACAGATAAAGATATTTTCGATGCATTCCAGCGCTGGACGAGCCCGAAACTCAAAAACCAGAAGATGCACACGAGTTTCATTCGCGAGGCTGTATGTCGCGAACATCCTGACAAGGTAATTCTTCAATATGACATTCGCCAGAAGCTGAAAAATATGGCGGCGCGGGGGTTAGTAACTGAGGTTCGGCTAAGCACAAATGCTATCGCGTGGATGGTTACTAAAGGTGATTTGAATGGACAAAATTAAGACCAGAAGAAATGAGCGCCGTTTATCGCGTGACCTTATCGAAGAGGGGTTAAGGCTGGTGGCGGATCGCAGTGAACGCGAAAGCGTTAACAAAGACACCGCCAAACGACACGCGTCGGCAATACGCGGAGTAACCCCGGCGCTGGGCGTGGTTAAGAGCAAAGTGGTTAAACCGGGGGTGTGGGTAGCTCTGTATGCCCGTAGCGATTCCACATCAACGGTAATCAGCAATATGAAATTTACCGCTGTGATTTTTGAGTGGGCGGGGCAGCAAAATTATGAGGATGCAGCGTTTTACGCTGCCATAGCTAATGCTATCCGTACAGCGCTGGCTGTAAGGGGGTAATAGTAAAAAATGAAGCCATACGGGAAATTTTATTCAGTAGATGGTTGTACCTGTGCTTTATGCCGCTCTCGCGGATATCGCAAGGGAAACGGCTACGAGGCGGAGACTCGCACTAATAAACACAGAGCGCGTCAAGAAGCTAAGCGCAGCATTCATAAGCAAATTACGGAGAAGCCCTAAGGGTTAAATAAAGATGAAAACTATCAAAATTGCATGGCTTGAAGATTGCACATGGTGTGGTTGCGCTGAACTCAGCGTAGAAACTAAATCTGATGACGAAAATAAGTTGGATATTAACGATGCTGTGACGTGCCCTGAATGCGGTGCAACGGGTGAGATTGACTGTGATGACGGTTGCGCATTTGTCTCCTGGAATGAGCAAGAAACAGAAGAGTATGACCACAAAAAAGACCTTCAAGCGTGGTTTGGGCTAAGTCGAGCCAGTTTCCTTGTTATGCCCCGCGTTGCAATGCAACTGATGCCAGAAGAGTGGCAAGAAAAAATGGCAGAGTTGCTTAATCAGTACGATGAAACCATTGATACAGCAGCGTTTGGGGTGAAGGGATGCCGGGTTCAAGCTATATCTAGCGAGGGGAAGTTGGTGAAGATGCCAGAAGAACTTCTCAACTACCGCCACCCTCGACCTGAAGATATTGCGCAATTAGTGATTTCGAGGGAGGGCTAAGCCATGACCACATTTACCAAAGAGCAGTTAATCGAACACGCGAAGAAACATATCGAGCATGCTGCGTGGATGAAGAGAAAATTTCCTGACGCTTATAAAACTCCAGCAACCGTAGAGCTGGCGCGTATCGCGCTGGCTGCCATGCAGCAGGAGCCTGTAGGACAATGCGGGATTTGCGCCGGATGCGTACCTCAGATTGACGGCGGTTCAGGCTTCAATAATTGCGCCGAAGCGCATGAAGCGGAAACGGCAGGTGATGAAGTCATGCAGCCAGCGCCGGATAACAAGCAGGTGGACGAGTTGACGATGTGGGTTAAGCGGTTAGCCCACTCACTCAAATATGCAAACCAATTAAGCAAGTTACCTAGTGATGCAATGGAGTATCTAAGCTGTAAAGGGCTAATCAGTGTGGAGGATGTATTGCGTGGAAGGACAATCGCGCCGCCATGCTCGGAACCAGAAAATCAGAGGAAGGGTTGAGCAATGCTGAGTGATTTGCTCATTATGGTTGACCGCCGCGCTCAGGCGGTCAGTTTACGTAAAAAGACGCTCATTAATGAGCGTCACGCTGTACGTATGCTGGAGCCCGTTCTATCTCTTGGGGTTCGCGCCGCCAGCATACCGGATACATGGGTAAGGTACGCCGACCGATGCATTGATAATGGTCTGGCGGCTTCTACTGTCCGTCAGCGCATTGATTGTGTTGCTGCTGTGGTCGCCTGGGTGATTCATGCTGATATTAAGTTCAAGCCAGCCGCCCCCGGTTCGCTGGGTAGAATGTTGGAGGCAATGCGTACCGCAGCAAGGGCGATTGGTAAGCGGATTAAGCGTCACCGCGCACTGAGCAAACCTGCCAGAGTGAGTGTTGATGAGTATACCGCTGTTGTCCGTGATATTGAGTCATTACGCGAGCCCTACAGGACGGCAACACGCCTGATGTTATGTTTTGGATTGAGGGCATCCGAGGCGCTCTCTCTGTCCGGTAAGTCTCTTATTACCAGTGGTAGATTGTTTATTCCAGACCGTTGCACGAAGACGCATTCTGACCTGCTTTTGCCGCTTCCAGTTAAATACATTCCGTTAATTGAAAGCTGGTTAGAGGTAATAGGTGAGTCAGAAATAAAATACAATACGCTGATAACGGTTATCTCACGCGCTGGGATAAACTGGCGCTGTCACGATTTGCGGAAATTATTCCGTACTTCCGCTGCTGTTCGTGGTGATGATTACCTTGCGACTGAATTAATTCTTAACCATGCAGTTAAAGATGTGCCTGATATTTATTTACAGGCAGCGCCATTTGCTGCAATGAGAAAAGTATTAACAAACTCAATAGAAGAATATTTACAGGTAAGAGGGTGATGTATGTCGAAGTCAGCAATAAAAGATAATGATGTTATGTATCAAAAGAAGTATCCGAGAAATTGCCTGTTTAAGTTACTTCAATTGAGAACCAACCTGAAAGCAGAGCCTGATATTTATCGTATTGAAATGGTTAGCCGCGATGGCGACAAGATATTAATGGGAGGCCGTAAGACAACACAGGAAGCAATAGCGCTATATCATGACATTGCCACGTTGAGTGCAGCGGAAGTGGAGACGGCATTTAGTAGCATGGCTTAATCAGGGTAGTGAGATAAGACCCGGCAAACGCCGGGTTTTTTGTGCCTGAAAAACAGAAGCGCCCCGGCTGTGTAAAATTATCGTTAAATCAATATTAACAATTTAGTAACTCAAGAGTAGTTAAAATTGTTAACAACAATGTTGATTTTGTGTTGTGTGGATAAGTTTATCAGAATCACAAAATCAGGCTTAAATGTGTGACTAATGTCAGTTTACACAAAAAAACACCGCTAAAATATTTGAATCAATAAAATCATGGAGTTATGAAAATTGGTTGTTTTTCGGTGGTTTTATGAGCGTTTTTGCGCGTCAATACCTTGCATTTGAACGGGGCGGAGAATTAAAAAAATAAGTCACAAAAATATCATTCTTAATCATGAGGATAGCTAGGTGAGGTAAACGGATATATAAGGTTTGACACTCTGAAAAATATGGTGAGATTTAGCAGGAAGCAGCCAAATTCAGCATAAGTATTAATAAATATTTCTGACAGAAACAAAGCTGTACACGGACGCATTCATTGATGGGTATAAAAATCAATTAGATAGGCTGTGTGTGGTCTAAAACCAAATGAAAGTGAACGGGAATGTTTCTGTAATCTCATCCGACCAGATGATTTAACGTATTGACACGCAGATATTGAGCAGCGACGAAAAACGGAAAGCATAAGCGCAGCATGGGGAGGAAAAGTATTAAATGGCGCTCAGGCTTGTTTCCACCAGCGTTTGGGCGACTTCTATCACTTTCTGCCTAAAATCCGTTACGGGTAATTAATTGACCGTTTGATAATTAAGGGGCTGTTACATGTTTAGCGCTCACAAAGCAGCCATTACAATTCAAACAAAGCTATAACAATAAAACTGGCACAATAAATGTTACCCACAATGAAATCGAGTACTCACGCTGTTTTGAGCCGATATTGACCACTAACGCAAATCATGCAGGTGGTCATTTTTGTGGTGCTTATCCACAGTTTCAGCCTTGTCCCAAATATTGACGCGCGTGACCGCTGGCGGCGTTTCTGTAATTAGTCTGGTCATTGCCTTTAAATCACATCTCTATAAGGAGGTGATTTTATGGCTTACGGGCGTCAGTTCGAGATAACCGTTAATTGCACAGATGGCGAGACGATTCACATTACAGATGTAGATGTGGATTTTTCGTCTGTGCGCGACGATGAAAAAGAGCCGAATGAGGCCGACCTGACGGTGTGGGGGCTTACACCTCAGACTCAAAACGCAATCGCTCAGGCGGGCTCAACGGTCAGTGTTGCTGCTGGCTATATAGATGAAGGAATGTTCACCCTGTTTCAGGGGGAGCTAATCAGCGCCGTAACCATCAAGCCAAACGAGGTTTACGGTCTGAAAATGAAAATTTACGAGGCGATGATTCCGTTCCGCGCCAGCGTTACATCACGCACTTTTAAGAAGGGGCAAAGCCTCAAAGAGGCTGTGTTGCTTATTGCGTCTGATATGGGGCTTGGGTGCCAGATATCAAAAGCCGCAGCAGCATTAACGCTACCTAAGAATATCAGCGGCGTCGCTTTATCCCGCGATGTGCTTACCAGCCTGTGCAAGCCAGTTAATGCCAAATGGTCACTTCAATATCAGTCGATAGTAGTCACTGCCGGTGATTCCATCCTTACTGGCGCTGCCATCTTTTCACCTGAAACGGGTCTACTTGGCGCTCCATTCCTGAAAATCCATTCACCGAAGCGAACCAAAAAAAAGAACCCATCAGAAAAAGAGAAAATTCAGAAGAAGCACGAAAAAAGCATAACTACCTACCAGTGGCCTCCTAAAGGCTCTCAGGTTGATTATTCCAAAGGGGCTCGCCGTCAAATGGGCGTAATTGAGGCCATTACTTGGGATTCGCTTTTGCGTGGCGGTGTTGAGATTGGCGAACAAATAGAGCTGTCATCACCTTCTATGGGTGAGGGCTGGAACATCATCGTAAAGAAAATCTCCCACAGGTTCAGTACGCGTGACCGTCAGGCGTGGTCTTCTTCATGGGAGGGCATCATCGCATGAGGCCGGGAAGTCAGGTTACAGCAATCATCGAACAGGCGCTTAACTCAGCGCTTTTTGCGCTTGAGGCCGTCATTGTCTCTGCTGGTGACGGTCGCGCATCCGTCAGGCCAATACCAACACGCACATTTGGTGACAACCCGGAGCCTGTTGCGTATCCGGTCGTCGAAAATGTGCGCCTCCTGTCTCTGGTTTGGGATGGCGGCAAGTCAGGCGTAAGCGGGCGAGTGTCCCCCGGCGATGAGTGCTTATTAATAGCGCTATCTCACGGTGACGGTGACGAACCAGACCATAAAACCTTTTCAAATGCCGTTGCACTGTGCGGCTTTTCCGACAACGCCATTCACTCATCACCGGACAGCCCCGGCATTCGCGTATTCAGCGGTAGCGCCTTCATCGAGTGGGACGACAACCATATTAAGGCTGCAACTGGCGGTGGCGCTGAAATCGTTATGGATGGCGACAAAATCAGATACGTAGCACCGGGAGGGCATGACTTTTCAGGTCCCGCACGTTTTCGCGACAACGTACAGATGGATAAAGCGCTACAGCAAGGCGCAGAGGGCGGCGGCGCTGCCAGCTTCGGCGGCGATGTAAGTATCAAAGGTAAGAGCGAAGCCGCTGACCACGTTAGCGGCGGTAAATCAGGTAAAGACCATACCCATTTAGAGAACGGACAGGGTAGCCAGACCAACACGCCGACATAAGGGGAGCAAATGAAATTAAATGACAATGCGGCGCAAGTTGCGCTTTCAAACAAAGGCTTTCTGATGGCTGGAGACTACAGCACAACCATCAGCAAAGGCGAAATTATCAATGTTACTGAGCATACCGGGCTGGTGGTGGATCGCGTCGAGTGTATCCCGCTAATTAACGCGCCTCTCTATATGGTTATGGCGACTTGCCGCGAGTGTAAAGACCAGTTCATGCCGTTTTATAGCGACCTGCCTTTTGAGTTGCCACATCAGGCAGCTATGGCGCAGATGCTGAATGACGCCGGGGAAGGTTTCGACCTTGATGACCTTCTGGATATTGAATCACTGGATGCAGCAGTAACGGTGGTTCACGTTGAAAAATGGACGCACACCGAATGAACATCACGACAACACAGTATCGGCAAGGCGTGAAGGGCTGCTTTATCTCATCTGACAGGCCGCAGCCAGGCGAATCATTAACGCTGGTTATGCCAACGTGCAGGGGGAAGCGAATTATTCCCGTAGGAGAGGTGCAAAGGGTTGAGGCCGTTGGTTCAAGCCGCTGCCTTGTCTGGGTTTCACCGCTGGCATTCGTTGAGGGGATGAATTACTGATGCTGGACATTATGCAGGACGATAAGGGCGTGATTCTTCGCAACGGTGATTTTGTGCTGGACGGCGGCATTGATGGAGTTGCGCAGCAGGCAGAAATAAGGGTAGGTACGAATCGCGGCGAGTGGTGGCTTGATGAGACTCAGGGCTTACCGTGGGTGCCTGGCATTATGGCGTCACGCCTTCCGGCGTCGATTGTCTCCAACATGATTAATGCTGAGGCCAGACGCACAGCGGAAGTTAGCGACGCCAGAACCACAGCCATCAGCGACGTGAAGGGGAATTACACAATCCGCGTTGCAATTTACGTTGGCTCAGACAGCACAGAGGTAACAAGTGGAATTAGTTAATGATGGTGGCTGGCATGGTGCCAGATTGCCGGAGCTACGGGGCGATAAGTACGAAAAATTAAAAGGTGCATTGGGTGAAGTTAACCCCGATGGCGATTCGCTGGTGGGGCAAACGATAGCGATAGTTGCAGAAGACGACCTTAACATTATTGAGGCCATTGGCTGGGTGTTTTCCGGCTTCTTTATATCAATGGCTGAAAAGGCGCAGTTAGACGGGCTGGGGGAACGCTTCAACCTTCCACGTTATGGCCTTACTCGCTCTCTGGCATATGTTATCTACCTTTTAGAACCGGGGCAGGTCATCAGCGCTGGGAAACCATTCACTATCTCTGGTAGCTCTGGTGGGTGGGCGACAAACCACGAAGTAAAAGAAGATGGAAAGTCAGCCACAGGGTATGTGTTGAAAGTTCGTCAGGACGCCATTACCAGCGGGAACACGTTCACCATTAACATTTCTGGCAAACCATATTCAACGCAGTATCAGGATGGTGATACGTCAGACACGATACTTAGCCGCCTGTATACACAAATCACAACAGTTGAGACCTCGCTTACTACGTATCAATCCGCATATGGCACATTGCTCTATGCTGCTGACGGCAGAACGCTGATTCAGTTTTCCTTTGCCGATGATGTTTTTGATATTGTCCGGGCTGGCATACCTGCAACAGCGTACTATCAAAGTGATACTGAGTTTCCGGCTGTATTGTTCGGCTACGTTGCGAACAATGACATTCTGGTACTGGCAAACGGCGTTAAAGGGTATCTCATTGAAGATGATGAGTTTTACCGTGAGCGTATACAGGCATCAGCGGCAGCGGCTCGCGTTAACATTAGCGCATCACGTCCCGGTGTTAAAAACGCGGTATTAGCCGTCAGTGGGGTCTCTTATGCGTCAGTGGAGGCAAACAGAGGCATTACCACCAACGCGGAAGGCATTCCCGGTAAGTCGATTCAGGTATTTGTTGCTGGTGGCGAGGATGATGACATAGCGCAAGCTATTTACGATGCAGCAGCCGCTGAATGTGGGTTTCATGGTGATGTATCAGGCACGGCAAGCGATGGAGACGTTACTGAAACTATTTATTTCAGCCGCCAGAGCTTCCAGCTTGTTTATGTCAGCGTGTCAGGCGATATCTGGGACAAGGAAACTACAGGAAGGCCGGCAGATTATATCAGCGTGGCAAAAAACACTATAACAGCCTATTTTTCTCAGCTTACGCCGGGTAAGGATGTGTTTGCTGGTCAAATATATGCCCGATTATTAACGGCATTTTCTACGCTCACTGATGTTTCAGTGAAAATTGGGATCATATCGCCGCCAACTGAAAGCCACGTAGCGGTAGGCAGCGGCATTATCGCGGTAACTGACTCAAATTCTGTGACGGTGGTTTAATGGAACCGGTAATCAAAAGCCCTGAGCAACTGGCTAAAGAGCGGCTAACGTCAAAAGTCCGTTATCAGCGAAATATTGATTTAATCGCAGGGTTAAAATCCAGCAACAGCAGCATGGTTGCGGCTATCGAGTACATGAAAAAAGGGTTTTCTTTGAGCGACTCGACGGGGATTCTTCTCGATGCGTGGGGGGAGCAGTACAGCATAAAAAGAGAGGGGCGTAAGGATGATGATTATCGTAACGCCTTGCAGCAGGCGAGCAGCGCTCAACATGTATCCACGCAATCACGACCATCGGTAGGGGCATTCATTCGGCAGGTTTATAACCTTATCTGGCTTTCATTGGATCGCGTGGGTGTATCAACAGGCGCTGTCGGCGCGGCATTTAACCGTGTACCGTTGCGCACCGTCTTTGTGCAGTGTGGCGGTATGGCTCCCGATATTGAACTACCTGAGTCGCTCATATCAGCAACATTTGCCGGGGATATCTACAGCGCCGCCACCCCGCCAAATGTGCAGCTTACCCACAATGCGCCAATGTTTCCCGGAAACGTATTTCCTTGTATATGGGCTGGTATTCGGTACGAGAAAACACAAAAGACCATCAGGGCTACGGAGTCTCAGGGGGTTAGGGTCATGGCGCTCAAATCTTTATTAACCAGAATTGACGGAACGGCGACGGTAAACAATGGCGAGCTTATTACGCCATTCAACACACTGGTTACAGTCAAACATATTAAGGTGAAAAATGGATAGCTGGGCTGCTACAAACAAGACCTATAAGGGGCAGGGTGGAACCGATATCCCGAACAAGCAGGAGCCATCACAGGAACTGCAAGCAACAGGATTTGCCCCGACATATTTTGATGATAATGGGAATCTGGTGTTTGGTGACGGTGTTTCCGCACAGACCATGAACTTCATACTTAATGACCTGTATAAAAAATATCGCGAGTTGCTGGCGAGAGTTGAGGCGTAATGGATAATTTTTCGACCGTTGACAGGGTTTATCGTTTTCGCGGTGGTGCATATCCCGGTAAAAAAGCGCCATCAACAGCAAAGCAACAGGACGGATTTAAACCGACATATATCGACATTACGGGAAATTTTGTTCAGGGAGACCAGGTTGATTCTGCTGAGCTTAATTACATCTTCAACGACCTGTACGCAAAAGCCGCTCACATTGACCAGCTTCTTACAGCTAAGGGGAAATAATGGCATTAACACCGGAAGAACTGGTAGCTATATCAGACCTTGAGAAGGCGACAATTAATGATGATAGCGTTGTTCCTGACTGGCTTATGCCAGCGGAGATACGCGGCAGCAGTGCGCCAATTAACTGCATACCGTACCCTCAGCACACTATAGATGTGTTTGGCGGGCTTCTGGCTGGTTCGTGGGCGCTCAAGTTCCAGAACCCGCTACAGCGCGTTGTGTGCGATTTGGAGATATACCACGGCGATAATGCGCCACAACTGACGCCACCAGATTTATCGGCGCTACAGCTTAGCGTTTCTGGGTTCGACAAAGCTGTTATTTTTTGCCCTGCGAAAACAGCGACCGATACAGCGCCTGATAACTATTTCAATCTGGGGGTATCGGGTATCACGCCAAAATATAAGCTGGGCGGCAAGCGCCGATTTTTGGAGCAATCCGGGCTGGTAGTCATTCCGCTAACGCTGATTTTGCTATCAACGCAGCCGCTGACCAGTCAGGAAACAAGCAGGGCGCTTTCAATCACAATTAAGCGTAAAAACGAAAGCCAGACGACTACCGCGCCAATAATCAGCGGAATGGTTTACAGTAACCCATTGCCATCAGCGAGAGATATTGCTCAGGCATCATGACCGCTGAGAAATAAAAAAGTCATACTGACGGTTTGTGTCAACATACCCCCGATTTGTTAATAACGTTTCGGGGGTTTGTCATTTATGAAAGTATCAACGCGCAAAAAACCAGCATTTCGCGACTTCTACGAAAGCGGCATGTTCACACGCATTGTGGCGACAAAAACGGATAAGGGTAAATGGCGGCTGTTTGGCCTGCATCGTTCGGTTGATGTGGCAATATTCGTTGAAGCGGCTCGCGGTGGTATTCGTGAATGGTCAGGGTTAAACCACCTAGGGGATTTCTGCGATTCAGTAGGGATTACTTTATGGGAAGTGCATCACAAGGGAGCCCGAAAGGAGCAATTGATCGCCTATGTCGATCAATAAACGTTTATTGATCTGCGATAGTGATTATCCACATTAAAGCCGCGCCTTTAAAATGGCTACATCTGAACCATTGAGGCTACATCATGAATACATTAACTTTTTTATTTTTATCAGGTGGTCTGGTTGCTGGCGGGGCTGCTATTTTGGGCGGTTTAGCGTGGCGGATATCCAGCAGGGGAAATGCGCCACGCTACGAAGAACACAATTACGATTAAGCCCGTATACCGGGCTTTTATTTTACGCCCACTTAGAAAGGCAGTGGCGGGTTGTAACCATCACCGATGTAGGCATCAACCACTTTCTTCTTATCGTCCAGGTCAGGGCGTTGCTCACCTTTCATCAACGCTTCCAGCTTTTCCTCTTTAATCCTGAGATTCATGTTGTGCTTCCAGACCTCGACATTGATGTAGGGTTTAAATTCTTTTCCATCATAAATAAAGTCACCAGCTTTAAGGTTATCGGGAATCTCATCAATAAAATAGACCTTGTAAGGGTAAGGGAATGAAAACCCGCCATCCTCACTTATTCCGCTGATAACGTTGCTGTCTGGCGCGACGAGAAGTACATACTTTTGCTCCCGCTTATTGCGAACATCATAATAGTTTTCGCCGCTCTCATTTAACACAATCCAGTATTTAGCCCCGCCATCAGTTGCTATCTGGTGGTCACGTGAAAAAGTACCTGCAAAAATGCCTGTATACATGGTTATCGTCCTTATACTGTGCTGGTATCAACCCAGCCCGCTGACTGGATGTAGATTTGCTGTACCCGATACCAATATTCATTAAACTTCGCGTTACCATCGTCAGTGTGGTTTCTGGTGCCGCTGAAATAGCCGTTAGGGACTTCAAAGCCATTCCAGATGCCGTTTTCGCCGGGGTTTATATACTGCTGTGGTCCCCTCCGGGAAGCGCGCACACTGTTTATCTGTGCATCATTCGCCTTGTTCCATGCATCCTGAGCAAGGTTGTTGGCGCTTGCGAATTGCGTATTCAGCCAAGCGCTCAACCATCCCCCCCACAAGGTGCCAGTAATATCACCGTTACTTCCAAGAATGGCGGCTCCTGCATGAACGGCATCGGGTGCATAGAAATGTCCATCTTTACCGAAAATAAATTCACCGCCGCCCTCAGGATTCAGCACAACAATCCCCTGACCACCCTTATCCTTGTATATATATGCGCGCGCTGAACCGTCCGCATTCATCATAGAAAAATGCTGACGACTATCATTCTGGAGACCAATGATTGTCCCAGTGGCAACGGCATTTCCTCTTAGCCCAAGATTTCCGTCCGGGCTTATACTCATCAGTTGATTACCGTCTAAAGCAATTGCAAATCCTTTAGTACCATCACTACCGTCTCTGACAATCCCGGCAATAATTTTATGGGTGTACCAGTCAAACTCCACACCGGAAACAATAGAGCCATCGGGCCCAGTCTGACTGAATAGTGCGGCTGGATTTTGCTCCTGCGGTATCGTTTCAACCCGACCAAACTTGAAAGTGTGATTGTAGCTTCCGCCATTAGCAGATACGGCACCTACATCATCAGCGTCTATGGTTATAGCGCCGTTAGCGTCAGGTTTTTCACCGTTTATGGTCTTGATATCACCGTACACTTGCCAGCCGGGGGCGGTTAAGTGGTACGCGTTACCGTCTGATGTCACGAGAAACAGCTTCGGGGAGGTTATAGGGGGTAAAACTTGCAGGGTAGCAGCCAGAGAATTTGGAACACTGGCATTACCAGCAATAACCGAATAAATGCCGGGTGATGATACTGTTTTTATATCAACTGAGTTATCCAGCGCAGATTTAAGCATCAAAGCGCCGTAATTATTTTCAGACATACCTACCTCTTTTTAATCGTTCCAGTGCGATTAAAAGCGGAGGCAGGGGATAGGTACAGTAAAGGGGGCGAGCGGTAACGCCTCCAGACAGGCTAATGAGGCGTTACCGTGAGTCAGGCTATCATTTCAAGGCAAAGGCTATACAAGTGCTCCTGAGTGCCGTTAAGGGCTTCAAATGCTGCCTTTCCGCCACAATTCCCATCGGCGTGAACCGGAACCAGCCAGGGATAAATAGCGCGTACTGCTGGTGGTGCTGCGTACTGATGGTGATGGTTGCAAAGAGGCAGCACAAAAGCGTGAGCGCCGGTAATCGTCCTGCCATTGATATGATGCAGGCTGACAACTTCATTAATCACGCCATGCACATAACATGCAATGCAGGGCAGAGCCCCGATTTTATCCATCAAAGAGCGCTCAGCGGCGCGAGGTGTTCGCCCCTTTAATCCTCGCTGCAATGGTTTATTTTTTGCCCGTTCAATGTAGCGGGCTTGTCGTTCCCGCTGTTTGTCATACTGCGCCTGACGCCATTCAGGGTTAGCCTGTTTTTCGCGCTGGCGCTCAATAGCACGTTGTTGGTACGCGCGTTGACGCTCAAAGTTACGTTGTAACTTTTCTTCTACGGTTTTCATGCTGAACACCCCGCATATCAGTACGGCAAATCTGATTCAGGGATGTATACGGGCAACTCGGAGTTAAGCCCGTCGCACTCAACGTGAAGAATGAGAGTGTCGATATAGCTGGTTGTGTAGGCGTCACAGCGTTGAGCTATTTCGTGTAGCTGTTGCCGTTTGGTGTCTGCATCACTGTTGCCTGTTGCGATTTCACGGGCGATATCGGCCTTTTGCTGCATTTCGTTTGGTACATCAATACGCTGCTCGGGCTGAGCATGAACAGATGGAAGTGCACCAAAATTTGCATTCCCGGCAAGCAGGGCGTTGGTATAGAACACCTTACATGCTTTGAGCCAGTTACGGCGGGCATAGCGCGTGTCGTTACGCTCAGCCTTAATATCAAGCCCCATAGCAATATCGGCACCCAAAAGGCGCTCAGCGATTTCGGCTATCTCATCAGCGTGACCAGCCTCAACAGCAGAAATAAAGGCTTCTTCTTCCGGGGTTGTTGGTCGCTTGTCCGGCACAAAAGCCGACGCCGTGACGGTGCTGACCGCATCGCGGGTGTCAGTAACGCTGTTGGCATCAGCAGCAGATATCGCCCACGTAGTGATAGAATCAGCAATATCCATAGCCACATCAGCCGCGACATGCTTCCCGGTTTTATTGTCTATCAGTTCGTCGCCATCGACACGATAGCCGCTGTAGAACTCCTGCCAGAAGATATCAGTAAGGCCGAAGCGGGCGACGGTATCACGCGCCATAGCCTCATCGCTTCCATCATTATCATGATGAAAACGGATCGCATCCTCAGCAACTTCTGACGGGGTGCGTAAGAACGGGTTACGTGATTTCGCCTGTGCGACAGTAGCGCTACCAGCAAACTCACCAGATGCGACCAGCACGTTTAGAATAGACTCGGGTTTTGTCCGGCTGCTGGTGGTTGGTCTCCATTTGCGGCTGCTGTTCATAGCGCGAGCCTTCCGGCGTTCGCGTTTCGAATCAGCCTGGTCTATGTCGTCATCACCATCAGTGATATCGAGAGCCTGACGCAGACCGTAGCGGCGGTAATAGGTGTATGTTGCGCCGAACTGCTGGCAATCATCCAGCCGCTTATCCTGCTTGAGGTATGCGGGCAGGGTAAATGAAACCTCTGTGCCGGTTGGGATGTGATGAAAGGTCGTCACCATGTTAAACGGCAGGTTATCGGCGTTTGGGTCAGATTTAACAAGAGACTGGTCAAGCATCAGACCATGCTGATAAATCGGCTCGCGAAGCATATCGAGCATTTGCGCGAGCGTGGCATAGGTGAAGTCCAGAGTTTCGTTGTAGTTGTTGCGCTCTGGGTTTTTTATCTCATGCGCAAGGTGCGCCAGCGCCTCACGAGCGCTCGTATACTGCTTGCCGGGGGCTACATAGACTTCCGGCGCGGTGGCTGGTTGCTGCTGTACTTCCGTTTTTTCGCCTTCATTTGAGGTGTTTTTATGAACGGGTATCATTGCTGCACTGGCGTAGCCAGCGGCTTTCAGCGCGGTGAGGGTATGCGCCAGCAATTCGGCTGTATCGGGAATGGTGAGTAATGTACTCATAGTGGTGCTCCTTCTTGTGAGACTGAGCCCTTTTGTAGAGGGCGGGATGGAGCTACAAACCGCAAGAAGACGGCGGACTTATTACGCGGGTTCACGCCTGCGCTATTCGTCGCACTCCACCCCATAATTCAGCACTCGCGTAGCAGAAGCCACCAGAGCATAAATTCTGGGTACAAAAAAATCACGCTGACGGGGTGATAGTCCGCTTCTTGTAAGGTGTTTGTAGCACCTGCTGTAGATCTTAAGACAACTACAAATTAGAAGCAAGACTTAAATACTGAGAATACCCCGCAAGGCTGTACGTTTAGCCTTTGTAACCGATGCGGTAAATTCACTTCTACTCTCGATAAATACGGGGGTGTTGTATTGTTTTTCTGTGCCGCTGGATATGTGTCGAAGTGTTGTTATTACTTCAAATTTTTCTTGACCCAAATCATGCAATGATTGAGTCATCATTAACCCATGTTGGTTGAATGGTATTCGGGTTAATTCGAGTAAGCGGGTAAACGGAACGGTAGACACGTCGATTCGATGACTGCTTAACTCTGTTGAAACATAGCGCTGAAGGTTGTTTATAGTTTTGTGAATGTCTGGCTGATTCGTGATGACACTCTGAAAAAAAGGAGTGTAAGTTTTGCGCAGGGCATCAGTGATGGCGTTGTATAAAGAGTCCTGCTCGTATTCAGAGAGGGATTGGCACGATGCTAAAATGTTAATTAATCGTGTTTGAAACATAAAATGTAACTTTTCTTCTGGAGCGATAACCCCTTTCATAGGATGCCTTAACTTGAGTATTGATGATGAAATTTACGCAAGTTTAAACTTATAACGCATTGATTTAGATCTTAAAAGGAATACAAACAAGAATTGGCATGAGGCATGTAAAGAAAAACCCCGAAGGCCAATAATGACCAACGGGGCTCCTAATCATGCTTCGCAGAGCGATTATGAATGACGTGCAATAACGAGGTCAACGCCTTCGTTTAGCATTTCGTTGATAGACATACCCGTAGCCTGTGCCGCGACCGTTAACGCCTCATGGCGCTCAGGCGTCAGGCGGGTAGTAACTTTTCCGCTATAGGATTTGTACGGCTCAATCCCATCTTTCCGGCACTCATCCAGGAAGATGCGGAGCGACTCAGAACCTTCTTTTTTCAGTTCTTCCACGCTGTAGGCGTAGAAATCAGCGCCGCCGTTCAACCCGATAAACTCACCGCGAAACATTTCAATTTCAGGGTCGAAGGTGATGACGGCCTGATGGCCATCAATTTTAAGTGTATTAATCATGGCGTTACTCCTAAACTTTCCAGCCATATCCGAAGGGAGTTAACCGCCCCCTTATCAGTGGTGGGCTGAGGATGTGGGCGATGAAAGACTTTTTTCTCACCTTTCAATGCAACAGCAATCCTTGAGCCTTCCCGTTCGTGAATCTCAGCACCTAGCGCAACAAGCATGGACTCTATGTCAGACCACTTTATTGAGCTTTTGACGGGGCGAGAGAACACATCTGACAGCGTTTTCAGGTGTCGTTTATTCATGCATTGATAGTATCACATTATGACACCATGTAAAGTGTGGTGTCACATTTTAGTGTCGGAGGTGTTACCTCTCACGCTTTCTTTTGTCTTCCCCCATTGAAAAACCATAATGACACCTGCCACGGACAGGTAGCAGATTGCCTGTTTTGGTAATCGGGATTGCCTCATTGCCTTTTGCTTACTGCCATTTGAGACGCTTTGCCACTCCACCCCCGGAGTGGCTTTTTTATTTGTACTACGCGCCAGCGGTCACGCTGTTTTAGATCCTCTCCGTTCCCCGATACGCTGCAATCCTCACAAGGGGGGTGTTGTGACCATAAAAGTTAACAGGCGTGACGATACGTTCGCAAAGCTGGTGGCGGAATCGAAAGAAGCGCCGGGGTTCAGCTATGCAAAGTCACGCAACAGAGAATACAAAGGCTTCAATGATGATTTTCAGGCTGAAAAACTGCTTAAAGACAGTGAAGTGCAGCAGGCCATCACTATGCATCGTAAGCACATCATTGAGCGTGATGTTGCCAGCCGTCTGGAAGTCGCCGTTACGTTGACAGAAATATTAAGAGCCCCGAGAGCAGCGGAGGTGAAAGAGCAAATCAAAGCACTAAACGCAATGAGGCTTGAACCAGAAATTTACGCCAGAAAGGTTGCTGAAATAGATATGCGCGGCATTAAGAAAGTTAAAGAGACTAAATATGGCGTGCAGTACGAGGATTACGACAAGCGCGTTGTAGGTGTAGAAATATTGCGCATTGTCGGTGTTGACATAACCAAGCCAATGACGGCGAAAGAACAGGCTATGTACCGTAAAACTATGGGCGAAATTTTCAGCGGAAACGATGATGAGTTTACGCAGGATGAGAAAAAAGAGAGCGTTGAGGATGAAAAAACAAAAGAGTAATTCCACTGATATTGTCAGTGTTGATGAGGTGCTGGTAGGGATGCTTGCCATTTTCAGGGCTCCCGGCGCTGACGAAGTGGAGCAGCAGTTAAATCAGATTGAAAAAATGGCGCTTGCACCGCAAGACGCCGCCAGTAAAAGGGCAGAAATTGACATAAGAGGCATCAAGTGGCTTGGGTTAACAAAAAGTGGCTGGAAAGCCAAAGAATACGATAAGGCAGAAATTGCCGTATTTATACTAAAGCTATCAGGTGCTTATGATAGCGCATTATCCCATGATGAATTGAAAGAGAAGATTAAAGCCCTGATGGAAGCAAAGGATAATGCGGAGGGAGTTAATGGAAAAGATTAACTATTCTCTTCGGCGTTTGATGCACTCTCACCGCATAAAGTGCCTATATGGTGGGCGCGGGTCTGGTAAATCGTGGGCGGTGGCGAGGGTGCTGATAGAACTGGCGGTAAGCAATGATATTCGAATTCTTTGTTTGCGTCGGGTTCAGAAGTCAATTGGTGCATCAGCGCATAAATTGCTGGCTGACACCATCAGGCGGCTTGGTTACGAGTATGAATTTACCATTACCAATAATGCAATCCGCTCCCGTGAGGGTGCTGAATTTATGTTTATGGGGCTGCAATCTAACCTCGACAGCATTAAATCTATTGAAGGTGTTGATATTGCGTGGGTGGAAGAAGCGCACGGCATCAGTAGTGATGCGTGGGAAATCCTGTTACCCACCATTCGCCGCCCAACTTCCGAGGTATGGATAACTTTTAACCCTGATTACGCATGGGATGATACTTATGTCCGTTTTGTGCTGAATGCCGATCCTTCATGGTTTATACAAAAAGTTAACTGGAGTGATAACAAAAGCTTTCCGGCGAGCCTGGAAAAAGAGCGGCAACACTGTCTGAAATATTACCCTGACCGTTATGACAACATCTGGGAGGGTGTGCCGGTCAGCGAGTTACCCGGTGCGGTGGTTAATCGTGGGAATCTCGAAAAGCTGTTCGTTAAGCCAGATTCTAAGCTGGCAAAAGCCTGTAGTACTGGCTTTAAAACAGCGGTTCTCGATGTGGCTGATGATGGTGATGATGATTCTGTATTGTCATTTTTTAACGGGCGATTTTTGTACCGAATGGAACGCTTACAAGCGCGGGATACGGTACAGCTTGCTCAACAAGCATTAAAAATGGCGACGGAGGAAGGCTGTTCCGTGCTGATTTATGACTCTGTGGGCGTGGGGTCAGGGGTTAAAGGGGAGCTTAACAAATACGAAGATTCAGACATTGATTTTCGTAAATTCGTGGCTCAGGGCGAAGTATTGCGCAAGAAGTCACGATATCGCGGCGGAAGGCCAAATGAAGATACTTTCCATAACCTCCGCGCTCAGGCTTGGTGGGCGTATCGTGACGCGGTTAATGATACGGTTCGATGGATGGAGACTGATATTACCCCTCCTGATGGTTTATTCGCGATTTCAAGCGAAATTCCGCGCCGCTATAAAGAACGTATCCTTTCTGATTCAACTGGTGTTATGTGGGAAACATCACCGGACGACAAAATTCTTATTGAGGCAAAGAAAAAGGTCAAACAGCGGTTGGGGGTTTCCACTGACTACGCTGACGCCATATTCCCCCATCTGGTACGCATGAAATCAGGAATTATCGAATGACGAACAAAACCAGCTTAATTCCCACTGAGGGAGTTTTAACAAAAGAGGGCTTACAGCCCGCCAGTTACAACATTGACAGCTATGTGAGCATGATGGAAAGCGTGTCACACGGTGTTAAAGGCGCTGCCGGGATGGGCTCACCCACGGCAAACCGAATGAAGGCCAGAGCCGCAGAGGGAAAAATACCGCTGGTGGCTGCAATGACCGGGGAATTATCCGGCATTGGCTGGCGCATTATCAGCGAGCCTGTAGCGGCTGCGATGTTAAACGGCTTCGATATCATCACCGATAAGCCAGAGGACGATAAAAGAATAAAGCAGATGTTTGATGCTATGCGCATCTGGCAGGGCGTTGAACGCGCCACTGTGCTTAAGCGTCATCACGGCTGGTCTGTATTGGTCATGGGTGAGGATTGGGTACGCAGCCACGGTGCAAACTGGATTACCCCATCAGATGACTGGTTTTCTGATTATAACGATCCTCTTTTTGGCATGCCGGAAGGGTGGCGGATACAGCTAAAAAGCCCGATTGGTGGGGAGGTCTTCATTGAGCAGAGGGATTCTCTGCTGTTTGGCGACCCGGAGTATCAGCCAATTTATGGTAGCGCTGGTGTCGAGTTTGGTGAGCCGGTTCTATGCAAACCTTATGCAGCGTTGCAGCGGCTGGGGCTGTCTCATGAACTAATCATCAGCATTTTGTCGTTATCCGTGCAGGATATTTATAAAAAAGATGAACTTGCAGAGGATTTGAAAACAGCAAAAGGTGAGGCTAAGGCCGCGCGTCGTCTGGCTGGTATAGCGGCAACCAGGCATTTGAATGACATGGTGGCAATCGACAAAGACGAAGAGATTACCCGCTTACAGTCTGCTATGACGGGAACCGCCGACCTTGTTGATATGGCTATCAAGCTGGTATGTGCTGAAACGGGGTTCCCTGTGTCAATGCTGGCAGAGCGGCGCTCAGGGCTATCTAACAGTGATACCAGCGCCGATGCGCAATGGCAAAACCTTGTTTCCCATATCACCACCAATGACATTATTCCGGCGCTGAAAAAGCTGACGCTGCATTATCTGGGCGTTAAGGCCGACTTTGTGCCTAACAAATCTCAGGGGCAGATTGACCGCGAGGTAGACAGGGACAAGAAAGTAGCTGAAACAGCACAGATTTATTACCAGATAAGGGCTATCACCAGCGAGGAAGCAAGAGCAACGGCGAAGGAAACCGCCGCCGTAACGCTGCTGACTGAAACCGCCCCGGCAACTGGCACGATTGATGACCAGAATGATGATAACTCAGACCAGAATGACGGCAATGTAAACCAGAATCGCACCAATAGTACCCGCGAGGATGCCAACAATGCCGAAGAGTGAACCACGTTATGATGCTGGCTACCCACTGGCGATAGAACTGGTTTACGCGCAAAAGCTGGGTGACAACACCCGGCTTTTTTGTAAATGGGTTCGGGATGCCTGCCTAAAGACCTACCGGGCAATCGGTAAATCCGGCGCGGTCATTAATACTGATGCCGCCGATGGCAAAGACGTTTCTGTTGATGATGTGCTGGGGGATTTCATCGCCGCTGCAACGGTCAAAAAAGTGCGCGTTTATATTAAATCAAAAGCGGGGAAAAGTTATTCCCGTATGACGCGAGAGCAGCAGGAAAAGCTAATTCGTGATGTAGCTCAGGAGTTATTGCCCAATGCATCTATTTTCCTCAAGGCAATACCGGCTTTGCTGCGTGATGGTGAGTTTGGCGCGGTTCCGGCGTATGTCGTCAGTGAGGTCAGAAGGCAGGCGGGGGTAAGTCTGGCTAAAGACTTTGCCAGAGTGACGAACACTAAACCTGATACCTATATTCGCGTTATCAACCGCACCGCCGATGAAATACAGAGCGCTATTGTTAATGGGCGCTTTGGTTTTACCGAAGAATACTGGCAGAGCTATTACCAGAGATTCCGCATTGATGGGGTAAAACTCATTGATATGAAAAAAGGATTGCCAGCCACGCCAGACACGGCGGGGGCGGTCACTGAGAAAGTGGCTACATTGTCAGAGCCTTTACGCACATCCAGTGTCATTCCTTCACTTCCTGCTATGGATAAAACCCGCCAACAGCTTACTGAGGTCACGCTTGATGATTTCAAAGTCATTGTTCGTGCTGCTGAGGGTAAAAAACTGGCGTCGGGGGTGGAAATGCTCCCTGAAAGCATGGTTGACGCCATCACGATAGATGCCTTTGAGAATGATAAAGCGTTATTCCAGGCGGTTGCTGACCAGATAGAGCAAAGCATGGGACGAATGCAGAACGTAGCAGATGAGGCATTACAGCGGGGGATTAAGGCTGTTCAGGAGGGGCTTCGTGAGGGAATGGGATCGGCTTGGGTGGAAGAACAGCTTATCAAAGAAATGGAGATACCGCCTCGCAGAGCGGCAAATGTCGCGCGTAATGAGGTGGGTAATGCCAGAGCGGCGAGGGTGGCAGTCAATGCTAAAAGAATGGGGGTAAAAATATACCGCTGGCGTGGTTGTCTGGACGAGCGGGAGCGCAAAGAACATGTTAAGCGCGAAGGTAGGGCGTATTACTTCGACAGCCCGCCACCTGACGGAAATCCGGGTGAACCTCATTTTTGCAGATGCTGGGTAGAAATGATGTTTACCGATGATGATGTCGAAAAAGCGGAGAAAGAAATTGCAGCAAGAAACACAGGTTAATGTTGACGCCATCAAGCAATGGGAGATAACCCCGGAAGGTTATCTCCAGATTGATATTCCTATAGCCCGTCCGGGCGTACTGGTTTACGACCGCAAGCGCGGTGATGCATTCACGGCAAAAGAGTACCGCTCAGCTGATGAATTGTTTAACCAGGACTCAATGAATACCTTAATCGGCAAGCCTGTTACGGTGTCACATCCTCGTAGCGGTCTGGTGACTTCCAAAAATTACCGGGCTGTCAGTGCTGGTGTGGTTACTGCCGTAATGCGTCAGGGTGACGAGTTTATAGCTCGCGCTCTGGTTCAGGATGAGAAGTCTATACGCCTGATTAAGCAGGATAAAAGTTTACGCGGGGCGTCTGCTGGCTACCAGTGTGACGAAAAACCCAAAGAGACGGGGCGAGCACCTGACGGGCAGGAATATGACACGTTGCAAAGGGGGATCAACTACAACCACCTGAGCATTGTACGTAACCCACGTGTAAAGACAGCAACATTCAATCTGGACGGTGAACCGATGGAATTAGAAGAGGCGTTAGCCAAAATAGAACAACTGGAAGCGGATAAAAAAACGCTCACCAGCGACCTCAGTACCGCGCGCGGTGACTTGCTCAAGGCAAATAACCGTCTGGTAAATATGGACTCAGCCAGCAACGAAGCGTATGAGCGTGGCGTTGCTGATGGTCGTCAGGAAAACCAGCTTAAAGAAGTAGCAAAGCGCCTGAACATCAATACCGATAGCCTGGGCGATATCAATCTGGTCAAGCAAGCCATCATCCGTAAGGCAAATCCAGAAGTAAACATGGATAGCTGGAGCGATGAACAGCTTGACGTTGCACTATCAATGGCGCTGGTGACTTGCGGTAAAAAGTTTGAGCAAAAACCGCGTAACCCACGGATTAACACCGATGAGTCAGGTGCCGGCGGTAGTGACGCGCACAGCGACTATCAATCCCGCATGTTTGGCAAAAAAGAGGCTGGGAAATAATGCAGACCACTATTAAAGACGATTTTGACGCCGGGTTGCCGGGGGACTTAGCTGTACTGCCGTCTTTCCGTTCTTCTGCCAGCGTTACATCTCGCCGCGCTGGTGGCGAAGTTGCACCGGGTGATGCCGTAAAACTCACGTCTGGTAACGATTCTACCTGCGTTGCGCTACCTGATGGCGGTGACGTTACTGATGCGATTGGTATTGCGGTTACAGCGCACTCCAATATGCCAGCGATGCCGGGATTTGGGAGTAATACCCGTATCGGCGTAGTAACCATTAATTGCCCGGTGGGTATCGTTGAGAATGGTCCGATTCGCGTAGCGGTGAAATCGGGTGAATCCCCGAAGGTGGGAGACCTTGCTATTCCGAAAGGCCGTAACAGCACTACCGGCTATATGGAGTGGGGTGTTGCCGCTTCTGGCGATAAGAGCCGTTTTCGCTTCGAGACCACTACACAGCGTGGCGGTACGGCAATTGTCATGGTGGTTGACGGTGAGTTACTCAGCGCGGGTTATCCACGTGAAGTGCCTGTAGCGGGCGTATCGGTGGCACCAAAAACCGCATCTAAAGCCGCTGGTGGCACTCAGCAACTGACACCAACAATTACGCCATCCGGCGCGACTAACAAAGCTGTGACTTATCAGAGCAGCAACGCCAATGTTGCAACGGTGGATGCTGCCGGACTGGTAACGGTTAAGGCCGGGGCAACGACCGGACAAACCGCGACCATCACAGTTCGAACTGAAGACGGTGGTTTCACTGATACCGCTGTAATTACCGTAAGCTAACAGGGAAATCACAACACATGAATGAGAAATATTTAGCCGCGTTGATGGCGCAGCTTTTTACCGAAGCTCAGGTATCCGGCGCAATGCCGGGAATCAACACGGATGAGCAAGGGCTTATTTTTGCCCGCGACCTGATTTCCATGTCTAAAGATGTTTACATGGAAGAAATGCCAGCACCTGTTGCGCTCACGATGTTCCAGCAAGAGCCGGGAATCAACGAAGGCGCAAAATGGGCGGGGTATCGAATGTACTCCGCTCAGGGCATGGCAAAAATCATGGCGGCGTTCGGTACTGATATGCCGATGATGAGCGCCAAAGGCCGGGAATACTTCGCGCTTCTGTATGATATTGGCCTTGGCTATGGCTACACCTACAGTGACGTGATGGCAGCGGCAATGTCCGGCACCCCGCTTGATAACATTCTGGCGCTGAATACCCGAGAGGCTCACGAGCGCACGGTATCCAATCTGCTGTGGCGTGGGAACAAGGAATACCAGATTGTCGGATTTATCGAACACCCTAACATTCCGCTGGTGGCGGTAGCGGGTGCATGGGCGACGGCTGACGGTGATAAAATCTGCGATGATGTTTCAGCGATTATTGCCGCCGTTAACACGACCAAAATCTATGAAGTGAATGAGTTCCACATGCCGTCTAAGGCATGGGCGAGAATTCAGGGCTTGCGCCTGAGTGGTACGCTCGGCACGGTGCTGTCATTCCTTCGCACCTCTTACCCGGAAGTGACTTTCCGCAAAAACTCCGATCTCGATGATGACGGTATTTGTATCGCTCTGGCGAACAATCGCCGCCACTTCGCTCAGGCTACCCCGGTGCTGTTCCGTCAGTTGCCTGTTCAGCGTAGTGGTTTAGATCTCTCCATTCCGTGCCTGTCGCGCTCCGCTGGCGTAATCGTCCGTGCGCCGCTGGCTGCAGCTAAATCCTCTAAGGTGATGTAACTCATGGCTGAGAAAGAAAAAGCGTTTCTGACCAACACCACACAGGCACCGATTCACATCGGCGCAAAAAATAGCGAAGGCACCGTAATTACTATCTCCATTGCTCCGCTGGCGGCGGTGGAGGTTAACGCTGCAACGCTGCAAATCGGTGGTGTTAAGCAATTTCTGGATGAAGGGAAGCTCAGGGAAGTTTCCGCATCCGAAGCCAAAAAGCTCAATAAAGAGCACGATGGCGTAATTGAGTCTGACGACGAGTAAGGGCATAGCATGACGGTAAATGATTGGCTCGCCATTCTGCTACCGGGGGTGTCACTTGATGAGGGCGCTATTAGCGCCCTTTCTTCTCAATGTGAGCGGCTCTACGACCTTCGAGCCGCAGCAGATTACGGTTATGACGTTGAGCGTCTGAAAGCGCTCTATGTTGCCGCAAATCTAGCCCCGATAGCCGTTGAGGGTATAAGTGCCAGTGTGCGCGGGGTAGCTAGTCGCCGTGAGGGTAAGGTATCTATGACCTTCACAGAGTCGGCGCAAAAGGCAGGCTGGCAGGGTACGCAGTGGGGCGAGGAATTTTTAGACGCAATGGGCTCGCTATCTGGTGGTTGCATTCTCATTGGTCACGCCTCGTAACGGAGTTTTATTCTAAGAAATGCAGTTGGCCAGCGTGGGCGCCCACAGTGAAAAAATTGCTAATGTGCATTCTGGTAGATGAATATTCCAAAGAATGAAAAATGAATATGGAGTTTGATCCATGCGTGGAGGGGCAAAGTTAGAGACACATGGCTTTAACCGTGTCATTCGCCAGCGTGTGAAATCACTTGCTGGCATAGCAATAACCGTTGGTATCCATCGCGGCAAACAGCATGAAGGGGTTGACGTGGCAACCTATGCAGCCTGGAACAACTTCGGCACAAAAAATGCTATGGGATGGGAATTGATACCAGCCAGGCCATTTATGACTTATTCAGCAAACCGAATTTTTGGCTGGATGAGTTCAGCAGCTTACCAACAGACGATACAGCAGGTTGTATCAGGAAGAAAAACAGCAGCACAGGCTGCTGAGCGCATTGGTTTTGAAGCGTCCAGCATAACGCGTCGTGTGCTTATGACCGCAACACTCTATAAACCAAATTCGGAAGTAACCAAAGCCAGAAAAGGCAGTGGTAAACAGGTGCTAGAAAATAGTCATTTCCTCTTTGATACAGTCGCTTACAAGGTGCACGGAATATGAGACGACTAATCCAGTTTTGGCAACCGCTGCCCGTTGAGGTTGTGGGTGGCATGGTTCGCCAGGAATACTCAGAGCAACAATCCGCATTTCTCAGTATGCAGCCCGTCGATGGTGGCGGCTCTTTCCGGGCGTATCTTGCAGCGCGTAAGCCTCAAGATTATATGGAGGCCATAGGTGAGGCTGACTTAGCTGTAACCGATGATGATAAGCATAACGGCGCTATCGTGCATTGCGCTGGTAAATATTATGAGGTGGTACAGCGTCAGGAGTGGCAGAACGGCGTTATTAGCCACTATGAATATCTGTTATTCGGTATTAAAGAAAAAGAAGCGCTAGCGCTGGTGGGATAATGGCGAAATATACGGTTAAATTAATGACCGTTTCGGGTGAGGTTGATTATCCAGATTATCAGGCAGAGAAAGCAATATTCACCGAAACCGGGAACAGCAAAGATATTTTATTCACTCCATATAATGGGCGAGATCCTTCGCTCATTACATCAGTTACGCTGGATGATAGTGCCGGGAATATCATCACCATCCCGGCAGAGTTTCGCCTTGATGTGGGGTGCGTTGTCAAATTTCCCGCAGATACGCTAAAAACGTCTGACGCTAAGGCAAGTCCAACGTTGCTTACTGGCGCACCCTATCTGGCATTAGTTCGTGCTCGTCAGGCGCTTATTGAGCTAACGGGTGATAGCCCTGTTTATGCGCAACAGAAGTTGCCAGAGCCGAAAGACCCGTTTACCGCACTTCATTTGCTTTCTTCATCGCGGGAGCCGCAACCGTTCGCCAAAACATGGGACGGTGATTATCGGGTATATCACTATAACTGTCTGGCACAGATTATCGTAATTCGCTCATCAGATGATGCTCAGTCGTTTCTTGAGCATTTTCTTAACGAGGTCGATTCCACTGAGGGCGATTTCTGGCAGTTCGATAACAACTGCTGTATTGACCGCTCAGGAGATTTCGAGAATAGCTCACCTCTAATTGATAACCTCGTTTATCAGCAAATGGCGCAGGTGACGTTAACCCTGCAATTTGTTTTCCAGCACTACAAAAGAGAGCGCTGGATTGATGGCGCAACGGTGGAAAAAACGAAAGAAGTTACTATCCATATCAAGGGTGCATAAATGGCGAATTTAAGCAGGCTTTTTAGTGTAAAAATTGGGCGGCAGACTACAGCCGCTCAATATGGTGTATTCGGGGTGGGGATTATCCTTGCGCCGGGTGCAGCGTTTTTCGGGTTGAAATATTCAACTTATGAGAGTGCAAAGGTAGAGGATTTCAACGACCTGTACCGGGTGTACTCCAGTGCAGATGATGCAATTTCTGATGGTGTATCCGGTGATAACCTGCTGGCGGTGCAAGCGTATTTCTCGCAAAGCCCATCACCAGACACGCTTGTGGTAGGCGATTTCTCAGCAGCCTACAGCAAAACCATGATTAAGCTGACGGGCGTTCCGGTTGTTGGTGCGCCATCGGGCACAAAAGCGACCATTGGCTATGTTAAGGGCGATGAATACCGTTACGCGAAGTATAACGGCACGGCATGGTCTGGCAGTACCGGTGCTGCTGCGGATATTGTTGCCGACACTGGCGTTGAAGGTCAGTTCCTTGTTGATGGGCGTATTGTCTATCTGGAAGGGGCGGAAGTGGTTCATAAGTCGTCTACCGCGCTGTCATCGGCGGTGAGCGCAGCCATTGCTGCCATTAAGAATCAGTACAATAAGTTCTTTATGTGCATGACGCCATCACGTGAACTTTCGATTCAGAAAGCTATTGCTGACTGGACAGAATCGCAGATTGATAAAATGGCGGTCTTTATTGATGATTACGCGTCGGCATCATGGGCGACGGACAACATCACTAAATACATCCACGATAAAAACATGGCTGGCTCATTTGCCATATCAACCAAACGCGAAAAGAATTTCCTCGATGCGGCACTTGCTGGGCGCTGTCTGGTCATGCAGCCGGGTTCTGAAACATGGGCGATTAAGACACTTAACGCGGTTCAGGCCGATGATTTCACCGAAACGGACTACCAGAAAATCAGCGCTCTCAACGGTAACACCTTTGAGGATTACGGTTCCGGCATCACGGTAACGTATCCGGGTACATGCGGTGATGGTGAGTCGATTGAAGTTGTACGCTTTGCGTACTGGCAGGCTGACCGGATGCAAAAAGACCTCGCTACTCTGTTTGTGAACCGTAACAAAATCGGTCACGACATGCCGGGGTATGAAGTCGTTTGTAACAAGATGGAAAGCTCGCTCAAAGCGGGGCAAACGGCAGGCGGCATACTGGAAAACTTTACCGATGAAAACGGTGATTATATCCGTGGTTTTGAGGTGAAGCGTCCAACAATGGCTGAGGTTAGCGCTGTGCAGCGCATTAAAGGCGACCTGACCATTAAATTTTCTTTCTACCTTCGCTATGCCATCAAGCATGTTGACGCTATCGGCACGGCAATGACCTACGGGATTTAACTATGTATTTAGGCATTATGTCATCAAAAGACTGGCTGATTACCGCTGGTGTTGTCCCGATTATTGGCCTGGCTAAAGACAGCAATATTGTTGTCGAAGTGCCGGACGATCAAATTACTGTCTCTTCCGGTATCGGCGGGGACTGGTCATTTATTGCGAATCCGAGTGAGGAAGGTTCGGTAACGTTCACCACGCAGCGAAACTCTCCGGTTAATACCGCGCTGGCGCTGATGCAAAAAACAAAGGCTGTCATCCCCGTTACAGTGACCAATACCCGCAATCTGTCAGTGCACCGGCTGGGGTATGCGATGTTCGCCCGCCAGCCGTCAGACGGTGCTAACAATGGTGTTGGTGCTCAAACACTGGAATGGAAACTGATTACTGGTGAACTGGACTCAACCATTCTGGGGGCTAATTTAACCAATGGATAATTCAATTAAGCACATCACCATCAAAGAGAAAAATTACTGCATTATCCGTATGAGCGCTTTTGATGCGGTTCACTTCAATTTGCGTGTCGCTGAGATTCTGGCAAAGCATGGTATTAGCCAGGTCGAAAGCATTCTGTCTATGTCGTCGAAAATCTTCGGTATGCTGAACAGGGAAGACCACGACGAATTGCTTTTCACTCTGCTTTCGAAGTCTCGCGCCCAACTGGTGGATAACGGCGAGTTTCTGGACTCATGGGATGCGGTGAACACCAATTTCACCGCCGCTAATATCGCTGATGTGTATCTGGTGGCGCTGGACTGTCTTAAACTGTCGATTCTTCCAGTAACCGCAGGGTTAAAAAAAAATATTGGACTGGACACAGCGGCAACGATGCAGGGAGCCATGCGGCAACTGTTCAGCGCCTTGCTGAAAACCTTGACCGGACCATCCGCACAGAACTCGTCATCTGGCGAGTGATTGAAAGCGGCCTGATTAGCTACGATTCCGTAGTATCAGGCCGCGCCTCCTTCGATTCCATTATGAGAGCCTCCGCCGTTATTCAGTTTGATAACGCGGTTCAGCACGCGCTTAGCAAGGTGAAAAAATGAGCGAACAGACACAAGACCTTGTAACAAAACTTGATGTAATCCCAGACCTTAGCGGCCTTGATAGCTTCGATGCGGCAATAGAGCGAGCTATTGCCAAAGTAAACCAGCTCGACGCCGCCATTAAACGCGTTAATAACCTGAAGCCAGCAAGCCCATACGCGCCAGCCAGCACCGCAAGCACACCATCGGTAGCAACAACGGCAGCGGTTGCCACCATAGCGGCTACAGGCGCAAATCTGGTTAGCCGGACACCGTTAGCCGATACAGTCAGAAAAGAGGCTCAAAAGGTAGCACGAGCAGCCGTTGAGGGTACGGGTAATGGTATCGCGGGGTTATTGCCACCTCCGGGGCGTCAGATTTCTGGCGGCGGCGGTGGTTTAATGTTACCGCCTCCGGGCGGGCGTGGCGGTAATAACTGGTCTTCTGGTCGTGCTGGTGGGCTAACAACACAGAGCACAACTGATTTTAATGAAATGTTTCATCGGGCTGATAGCCGAAGAAGTTTTGGTTTTCAGTCAGACTGGAATAAAGAGTTAGGTCGATATGACGCAGAGCGAAAGCCTAAGACGAAAAAAACGCCAGTTGCTGAGGGAGTAGAAAAAGCATCTGACAGTAGTTTTTTCTCATTAGATAAACTTGCTGCCAGTGCTGCTACAGTCTGGGGCGGAAAGGAGATTTTTAGCTCACTGGCTGATAGTCTCGACTCCATCCAGCGGCAGCAGGCACAAATTGCTCGTCTGGCTCAGACAACGGGTGACGCAAAAGATGCATTTTTTGCCCTTAATGCAGCGGCAAGCGAGGTTAAAAGCGATAGCGGTGCGTTTATTTCCACCTATACCAACATGGCGACGGCTACCGAAAAGCTAGGTTTATCACAGGAAGAAACGATAAAAGCTACTCAGGGGCTTGTTGGTGCTCTCCAGCTTGGCGGGGCGGAAACGCACACAATAAATGACGCGCTTTACCAGATGGGGCAAGCGTTCTCTTCTGACCGCTTCGGGGGCGATGAATTCCGCTCATTTATGGAGGCGATAGGGACAATGGCACCGAAAGTGGCGGAGGCGTTCGGCACTGATGTTAAGGGGCTGCGGGAAATGTCGCAGGCCGGGAAACTAACGTCAGAGGTGATGATTAAAGCATTCCAAAAGATGGCGGCAACTAACCTCGATTTGCTTAAAAAGCAGGGCTGGACGTGGGGACAGGTGACAACCGTCATGAAAAATGACTGGCAAGCATTCTTAGCTCAGGCGACTATCGGCGGCGAATGGCAAAAACTCACCGATTGGATGGCAAATATTTTAATACCTTGGGCGAGAAAAGCCGAAAAAGAGGTTGCAGAGTTTTGGTCTACCTTAGCTGATGAAAGCAAAAGTGCCATACTGATTGGTATCCTTGGTGCTGTTGCCTCAGCGTTAGCTCTGGTTGCAGGCGCTCTACTCGCTGCTATCTGGCCATTTCTTGCGGTTGGTGCTGCTGTGTGGCTTGTTTATGAGGCATTTGTTGAGTGGAAAGCCTGGCTAAATGGTGAGGGAGGTACGATTTTTGATGGATTATTCGGTAGTTTTGATGAGTTTGAGCGCAGGTATCCGGGAATAGTATCACTGCTTAGGTCTATTTCTAATGCGGTTACTGATGCAACAACGAATTTGAATAAGAGCGGGCTTGAGCTTCTCAAGCCTCAAAATGAAAATCAGGTGATGGATTTAGTTACCGGGAAAGAGAGCAGTGGAGGGACTCTCGATGTAATTAATAGAATCATAGAGTTGTTTAATGAGGGGAACGATGCTCCAAACTGGTATGAACGCCAACAATCAAAGTTGGCAGCAGGGAGTATTAACAATAGTGGGAATACGAACACAGTTATTAATGTTAACAGTGGAAAAGAGGCAGCAGACGCAGTTAACGGGATGAACAATCCGGGAAGCATTGGCGGTGATATTCATGGTAATATCGCTGAGGCTACTGGGGCTAGATAATCAAAGGGGATTTTTTTGTTTAACTTCGACAACATGATAACGCCTAAAATATTAATACTTCTTTACTGGCTGGCAACGCTTGCCTGCATTTTTATGGTGTTATACAGCGGGAGCACAAATCTGTTTCACTCAGTCGCATGGCTGGTGGCTGCGGTGTTAATCAGGATACCATTTGAGTTAGTAATGATTGCCTTCAAAAATAATGAGTATCTGCGTAGGATTTGTGACGCAGCAGAGGCAAAGAAGGGCGAGTAAACGCCAGCGGTAACGCCATGTAACCCGCACCGATAAGGTGCAAAAATCCCCTCTACGTAGGGGATTTTTTTATGGGGTTTACATGGCTGACGGTATGGATGGCGCTATTACAGCGCCACGTGACCAACGAGCAGTTATGGTGTTTGAATCTGGCGTTACAGTGTCACTAAGACTGAAAACCAGAGAGGGGTTTGAGGCCAAACGCACCATAGCTCAGGGCAAGGTAGAGACGGGCTATAAGATATCTGACGGCACGGTAGACGATCCAAAGGTAGTGACCTTTGAGGGTATCATCACCGGGGCTGAACTTCCGTACACATACGGGCTTCTCTATACGACACAGAACATGATTCAGGCCATGAATCAGGCGCAGCAAATCATGGCGGCATATGAGCGTAAAGAGTTTGTTTCCGTATACACATCATTCATGGCTATGCCGCAAAGCGTCATCCAGTCGCTGAGCGTTGAGGCCGTTCCCAAGAAAAATTGCTACAACATCAAGCTCACCGCGCAAAAAGTCGAAACGGTGACTTTCCAGCGTTCGCGCAATAAATCAGCACAGGCGAAAACTTCCAAGTCGGCAGGTAAGGGGACTGTTGCCGCAGGAAAGAAGAGCGCAGCGCCTGTTGATGCAAAGAAAGAGCCTCAGAAAGTTTATGCGCTTGAGAAGTTGCGCCGCATCGCTGGGGGAATTTTTTAATGCAGCCGGCTTACTACGAAATCAGCCTTATCGCATCCATACCAGACCAGGAATTTACCACGGCATTAAATGGCGTGGTTCTGAACATGCGTGTGTTCTACGCGACAACAACACAGCTCTGGTGGCTAGAAATTTCCGACGCAGACAGGACGGTTACACTGTCACAAATATGCTTACGTCCGGGAGTCTGGCACGGGCTGAGCGGCAAAATGCCCGGTTATGCCGGGGCTGGTGCCGTTGGCGTTGCCCGGTTGCGGCCTAATGAATCGTTTGGCGATGTAAATGCTTTTGCTGGTGGCTTTGGCCTTTTCTTTTATGACGAAGTGGAGAGTGATTAAGTGGGGAAATTCTGGGGGCGTTTTATTGAGTCAATCTCACCGCAAAAGGTGGCGCTCATTCTGTCGTTTTTGAGCGTTGCCGCCATTTTTACCATCAAATTCTGGGACTGGATTAAATACCGGATAGGAATAATTACGGCGGCGATGGCGGTTTTGTCTCTGGATAAGTGGGCGGTGATTATCGGTATTTTCTGTACTGTGATTACATGCATGGTCAACTGGTATTACGAGCGTAAAAAATATCTTATTGCGCTTGAGGAAGCCACTAATGACGAATAAGAGCAAATTAAGCGCCGCTATGCTGGCGCTGATTGCAGCCGGGGCAAGTGCTCCGGTCATGATGGCGCAATTTCAGCAAGAAAAAGAAGGCACGAGCCTGACGGCGTATCAGGACGGCAGTCAGGGAATATGGACTATTTGCGGCGGCGTGACGCGCGTTGATGGTAAGCCGGTAATACAGGGCATGAAATTAACGCGGGAGCAGTGCGACAAAATAGATAAAGCTGAACAGGCTAAGGCGCTGGCATGGGTGGATAAAAATATTCATGTCCCGTTAACCGAACCGCAGAAAGTCGGCATTGCTTCATTCTGTCCGTGGAATATCGGTCCCGGCAAGTGTTTTACCTCGACATTTTACAAAAAGCTGAACGCCGGGGACAGACTCGGGGCGTGTGCGGAAATAAAGCGATGGGTACATGACGCGGGGCGTGATTGCCGCATTCGCTCAAACGGCTGTTTCGGTCAGGTTATTCGCCGGGAACAGGAATCAGAATTAACGTGCTGGGGGCTTGATAAATGAAGGTGGCAACAACGGCGCTGGCTGGTTTTTTGCTTGCCGCTTCGCTTGCTGGTTCGGGGTGGGCGCTGTGGCATTACGGCAGTCAGGCCGGGACAGCAGCGGAAAGAAAGGAGTGGCAACTCAGGTGGGCGAACCGCAACGAGGCAGATAAGGCCGCTCAGCTTAGCCAGGAAAAAGAACAGCGCGACGAGGAACGCCGTCGCCAGACCAGAACGGAGGAAATTATTAATGAAGCTGAACGGGAAAAACAACGCGCGCTGGCTGCTGCTGCCAGTGCTGGTGTTGTCGCTGACCAGTTGCAACAGCGGCTCGCAGCTATCAGGCGTCAACTCGCAGACAGTGAAACAGGCCGGATTTCCGCAGATGCCGCCAGAAGGCAGACAGCCGCCGAAACCGGAATTTTGCTTACCGAGTTGTACGGAAAACTTGACCGCAGAGCGAAAGAAATCGCTGAGTATGCTGACGCAGCCGCCAGCGCCGGGAGCCGATGCGAAAGCATCTACAGCGCCGTGACGAATACCGGGAACGAATCAAAAGTTGCCCGTTAA